AATTATGTGATGATGTTACCTTACCATCAGTTCATCTGACCATCTGCAACGTTCACATCAACATGCTCTGTCCACGGCCTATGGTGTACCAGTTTCACTAAACTACTTTACAATCATATTTCGGTGCGATAGTATTTAGGTGTATCCCAGGTAGGTGGCCTGAGGATATGCCAGATAATATAAGGAGGAAAATAAAATGGCATTAAAAAACAATAACACTACTAAATCTGATCAGTCTAAGAAGGAATGGAAGAGGATTCTGGTTCCGATGTCCAAGCTCTCATTCATCTACACAGGTGACAATGGCAGAACATCATTCAGCTTTGCCCTGGCAGAACATGATGACATCACATTCATGGTATCGGCCAAGCTTGTCAAGGTAACACCGGATCACACAGCGTTCTCTGTAGCATTGCCTGTTCCGGAGAATGGAGAAGAGATCAGGCTGTCTCAATCCATTGCCCCAGCACAGAAGGATGGCAAGTGGGAACGCAAGGAGCTCTCAGCAGAAAAGATTGAGGACCTTGGATATCCGTTTGAAGCTTAATGGTAAGGGAGGCTTGGTCCTCCCTTTCTTATAGGAGGTATTTATGAAAGTATTAGTGGCATGTGAAGAAAGTCAAAGAGTTTGTATTGAGTTCAGAAGATTAGGTCATGAAGCATATTCATGTGATATATTGCCTTGTTCAGGTGGGCATCCGGAATGGCATATCCAAGATGATGTATTGAAGCATCTTGATGGATGGGACATGATTATAGCGTTCCCTCCATGTACTGATCTTGCTGTAAGTGGTGCCAGGCATTTTGAAAAGAAACGAGAGGATGGAAGGCAACGGAAAAGCATTGAGTTTTTCTGCTGTTTTCTTGAACTTCCTTGTAAGTATGTTTCTATAGAGAATCCAATTAATATTATTAGTGGCGATTATATTAAAAAATGGTTCCCGGATATTGCAGAAAAATATAATCTTCCAAGGAAGCCTACTCAGATTATTCAGCCTTATTACTTTGGGCATCATATGCGTAAATCAACATGTTTATGGCTTAAAGGGTTACCGAAACTTATTCCTACTTGTGAGGTTGACCATGGAAAAATTGATAAGTATGGATTTACAATAGGTGGTCCTCTTCAAATGGCTAGAGATGAAAATGGAAAAATTATTTCATGGAATGATCCAAGAACAGCAATAGCTAGAAGCAAGACATTTCCTGGTGTAGCAAAGGCTATGGCTGAGCAATGGGGTAAAATAGTCATATAGGAGGATACTTATAATGGCTAAGAAACAAACAAAATACGATATAGCTTTACAGGAATATGGTGAGGCCCTTACCAGGGCTGAGGCAAAGTATAAGAGGCAGTTAAGGAAGGATCCTGACATAACACCGGAAGTGTTCGGTCTGAGTTCATCCATGTTTGATGTACTGAAGCCTGATACCAAAAGAGGAAGGCCAAGCATCAGGCAGGTTCGTGAAAAGACAGCACAGCTTACGGAATTTACGGATCGTAAATACGGATTGAAGAAGATCGGTACAACGATTGCAGGCGGTGAGGAAAAGCCTGTCTATATGTCAAAGCAGGACTACAAGAGGGCCATTGCTCAGGTCAATGCTCAAAACAAGTTCAGGACAACGCTTTCAAGAGCCATTGAAAAGGCAGGCGGTTACACCTATGCCAGACTGACCAAATCAGGCATTGTGAGGGAGAAAAGCAACATGTACAATGCAACGATCTCCAAAAGCAATGACTTCATTCCGGTCCGCATCAACATAGGTGGAGGCAAGACCATCGGATACAAGGGTGAGAACCTGTCCAGGGAGATCAACCTGTCAGCTTTGAATTTCAAAGAGAAGTACGGATCCTATGGAGGAAAGGCTACATCTGTAAGTGATGTCAGAATACAGAACCTTATGGATAACTGGCTGAAAGGTGTAGAAAATTCCATATCAAAGCATTTTGCAAGCCAGGTAAGGTCCATCCTGAGGGAGTTAAATGTAGATGCCATTGACTTTCTTGGCCTGTTTCACCTTTCATCAGCGTTTGACTTTGACTTCATCTATGATGAGGTCCTGACCATTAAAAACAAGAGAGAAGAGATCAAGTCAGAGGTAGAAGCCTTCAGGAAGGACAAGAAAAGGTATCAGGCATTCAGGAAGGAAATGGAAAAGCTTGAGTAATGAAAAGGAAATACACAGCCGATTTTGAAACAACAGTAGATGTCAATGACTGCAGGGTGTGGGCCTGGTCCATCTGCAACATTGATGATGTAAACGATATCTATTATGGAACCGATATATCAGGGTTCCTCAGCAAGTGCAATGAACTTGCCAATTGCGATATGTACTTCCATAATCTGCGTTTTGATTCCCAGTTCATCATCTGGTATCTGCTGAAGTCAGGATACAGGTTTGTGAAGAAAGAGGATACATGCTCAATGTCCTTCAATACGCTTATCAATGGCGATAACCAGATATATGAGATGGAAATATGCTTCAAAGCCTATAAGATGGGCAAGAGGGCCTATTATCGCAAGGTGGTAATCTATGATTCTCTGAAGAAGCTTCCGTTTACAGTAAAGAAGATTGCCAAGGACTTTCAGCTTCCGGTTCAGAAGCTGACAATGGACTATATGGCACCAAGAGAAAGAGGACATCAGTTCACTCCTGAAGAAAAGGAATATCTGAAAAACGATGTTGAGATCATGGCAAGGGCCCTGAATATTCAGTTTCAGCAGGGCCTTACGAAAATGACCATCGGTGCCGATGCCCTGTCAAACTACAAGAGCATCATTGGAAAGGACCAGTTCAGCAAGTGGTTCCCTGTAATAGATCCAGAAACAGACAGTCTGCTCAGGAAGGCATACAGAGGCGGATGGACCTATGTCAATCCAAAGTTTCAGAACAGGGATATAGGTGCAGGCAAGGTCTATGATGTCAACAGTCTTTATCCATGGGCCATGCGGTACAATGTCTATCCTGTAGGAGCACCATTGTACTTTGATGGAAAGTATAAGGAGGATCTGAGAAGGCCTCTGTACATTCAGAAATTTACCTGTCAGTTCAGACTGAAGAAAGGATATCTTCCATGTGTACAGATCAAAAATTCACTTTTCTACAATGGAAATGAGTACCTTGTGGAGTCAGATGGCCTTGTGGATCTTACCATGTGCAATGTAGACCTTGAGCTGTTCTTTGATCATTACGATGTCTGGGATATTCAATGGCTGGGCTATTGGTCCTTCCAGGCAAAGGAAGGCATTTTCAATGACTACATTGATACCTGGTACAAGGTCAAGGAGAAGTCAACAGGTGCCGTCAGACAGCTTGCCAAGCTGATGCTCAACAATCTGTATGGCAAGTTTGCTACATCACCGGAGATCATTGAAAAGATGCCTGTTCTTGAGGATGGAGTCATAAAGTACAAGGTTGAAAGAAAGTACATCAAGGATGCAGTCTATGTTCCTGTGGGAATCTTCTGTACAGCCTATGCAAGAAACAAAACGATCAGGACGGCACAGATGGAGTATGAAAGATTCATCTATGCAGATACCGATTCGGTTCACCTGGAGGGAGATTTTGAACCCCAGGAGATGTCTTCTGTCATAGATGACTACAAGCTGGGATACTGGAAGAACGAGTCAAACTTTGTAAGAGGCAGATTCCTGAAGGCCAAGGCCTATGTGGAAGAAGAGCTGACAACAAAGGAAAAGTATGAGGCAAACCTGAAAGAGAAAGAGCCTGATGCTCTGATCTATGAAAGGGATGGCCAGTATTACCATCTGAATGTAAAATGTGCAGGCATGAACGATGCCATAAAACAGAAGGTCACCTATGACAATTTCAGGGCAGGCTTTTCTGAAGATGGCAAGCTTGTGCCTAAGAATGTTGAAGGCGGTGTGGTCCTGGTAAGCACAGAGTTTACGATCAAGGACTTTGAAATTAACAAAATTGTGGAGTGATGCTATAATCAAATTGTAGGTGTAATGCATCTATCATGTTTAAGGGAGATAAGAACCAAGGCTTGTAACCTCTTGTCTGATCTGTACCTGTGGTGAGGTAGGCATGACTGCATGAACACTTGCACTGATTGATTTGGATAAAGTCACTCCAACAGGGGTGGCTTTTCCATTTTAGAATGATATGGTAGAATGATATTAGGGAGAAACAGAATGATAGATATTTATGAAAAGATATGTGTGGTGATCGGACAGATCCTTTGTTTTTCAAAAAAGATATCCTGGGCTTCTGCACCGATATTTGATGCAGAGAATGAATCTGTGGTGTTCATGTTCAGGGATGCAAACGGAAATGCCCTGGACATCTCCATTCCGTATTCATCACTGTCAAAAGCCCATGATCATACTCTGGAGACAATGGTGTTTGACATAATGAGGAAACAGGATCTTCTATGAGCATATGGTTTGACATCAACAGGGTACTTTCCTACAATGCCATGCTCAACTTTGTTGTTGGCTACAGAGGTGTAGGAAAGACATACGGATCCAAACTGTGGGCTGTGAACCATTTTCTTAAAACCGGAAAGAAGTTCATATATCTCAGAAGATTCAAGGAAGAAGTGAATGGGGATGATCTGAAGACATTTTTCACTCAGATCCAGGATGATTCAAAAATGAAGGATCATGAGTTCAATGTAGATGGCAGGCAGTTCTATGTGGATGGAAAACATTGCGGTCAGGCTTCCTATCTTACCATTCAGCAGTCAAAGAAGTCAGTTACCTATGATGACTATGACTTCATCATCTTTGATGAGTTCATCATTGAAAAGGGGTATCAGCATTATCTTCCAAACGAGCCTGCCAAGCTGTACAACTACATGAATACAGTATTCAGGCACAGAGACAACTGCAGGTGTATCTGCCTGGCCAATGCCATAAACTGGGCCAATCCGTATTTCACCTTCTTCAAGTTTACACCGATGGATGGAGGATATCAGCTCATTCAGAATGGCACCATTCTTCTGAACATCTATGAGAATGAGGCCTACAAGGACATGGTATCCGAGTCAAGATTTGGTCAGATGATCAAGGGAACGGCCTATGAGGAAATGGCATTTAAGAACACCTTTGAGGATGTATCGGAGGACTTCATCAAGCCAAGACCTAAAAACGGAGTCCTTCAGTTCAATATTCAGTGGAAGGACAAAACCTATGGGTGCTGGTTCAATCCTGTGGACTTTGAATTTGTGATATCAAACCGGATAAACAACGATGTAAACACCATCTGCTACACTACAAAAGACTACAAGCCAAATATGATGCTGATAACAGACAAGAAGCTCAGGGTAAACAATGAGCTCAAGCGTGCCTTTGTGAACGGATACCTGTTCTATGAAGACATGTATATAAGAAGTGACATGTATGATCTGTTCATGTTGCTGGGAGTAAGATAGAAGGGAGGATTTATGGAATATCAGAAAGAAGGACAGAAGCTTCTGGAACTGATCAACTCAAGAGGAATGAGCATTTACAGCTTTGCCAAGAAATGCAGGTATTCAAATGCAAGGATGTACAAGCTGTGTTCAGGTGAGTATGATGTAGGATCCGTCAAGGTTTACAATGCAGTAATCTTTGCAAGGGTCCTGGGCTTTGAAACTGTTGATGCCTTTCTTGAGGCAATTGGAATTGATTTGTTAAAAGATTTAATTTAGAATGGAGGTAAAGATATGCCAAAGACTTTTAAAGACTTGATGTCAGAACTGGCAACTGATACATCAGAGAACGCAAAGTATTCAGCAGATGATATCCAGGATGTAATTAATGAGGTAACATCCAAGGATACAAGGATTCAGGAACTGCAACAGGCACTGGAAAAGGCCAATAAGGATCATGAGGATCTGAAATCCAGGATTGTTGAAAAACTGTTTGCTTCAAAGGATGGTAAACCTGATCAGCCTGATCAGGGAAAGGATGAGGAAGAGGAAGAAAAAACAGTCACGTTTGATGATCTGATCCTTCCTGATTATCGCAACAGAAATTAAACAAGGAGGAAAACAAAATGCCTGACAACAATTTACAGGGTTTACAGGACGGAACTACTTGGCAGGATGTAATGAGGGCTACCTATGCCGATATGTCTGCTGAGTTCCAGAACAGAATTGAGGGCTTATTTGATACTGATGCCGATCTGGCACAGTTTGGTAATGCCCTGATGAACTACAAACCGGGTGCAAACGAGTTCTTATATTCACTGATCAACCATATTGGCCTGGTGAATGTGAACTACAGAAACTTTGAGTCTCCGCTCAAGATGTTCAAAAAAGGATGGATGGAGTTTGGAGATACCATTGAAGATGTCTACATTGAACCGATCAAGGGAATGCTTTATGAAGCAGAAGTTCCTAATGACAATCCGGGTGATGTATGGCAGACCTTCAAACCGGATCAGGATGTTGTATTCTACAAGATCAACAGAGAATGCGTATATCCTGTTACGCTGAATGAAAGAGTGATCAGAAGAGCCTTCATGTCCTACAGAGAACTGGACAAGTTCATTTCAGGCATCATGAGGCAGTTATACAATGGAGATGAACTTGATGACTTCTCCCTGACAATGAGACTTCTGGAAAACTATTCCGATGTCAATGGACAGAACCTCTACTATCAGGTGCCTGTTTCTGAGGTTACCGATGAAGCATCAGCAAAGACTTTGGTCAAGGCTGTCAGATCGGTAGTCAAGGGATTAAGATTCCCTACCAGGGCATACAATGCCAAAGGTGTTCTCAACTGGGCAAGACCTGAAGATATGTATCTGCTGGTAACACCGGAGATCAATGCCATTCTGGATGTTGATGTACTGGCCAAGGCATTCAACATGAACAAGACGGAGTTCATGGGCAATGTTGTTGAAGTTCCTGGATTCTCAGGTGACAACATGGCCAATGTACAGGCCCTTCTGATTGATAAGGAATTTATCCAGGACTATGATACCTACAGAGATATCCTTTCTACAGGAGTCAATGCAAGACATCTTACTACCAACTACTACTATCATCACCAGGGCATCATGGCATGTTCTCCGTTCTATCATGCTATTGCCTTTGTTGCTGATACCTTTGCTGATCCGGCCTCCGTAACGATTACAGGCAATGCATCTGTGACCAAAGGATCTCAGGAAGCTACCACATACACTGCTGTAGTAGCAGGTGCCAACAGCGGTGACAAGGTTCAGTCTCAGGCTGTTGTCTGGGAAATTCAGGGTGCACCTCAGTATGCATCCATCAACCAGAACGGCAACCTGGTAGTAGGTTCCAAGTTTGCGGGTGCTTCCCTTGTGATCAAGGCAACATCCGTACTGGATGATACTGTCTTTGCTACAAAGACAATCACTGTCGCATAATCGTCTGTGTTCTTTTCATTTAATACCTTTCAGTAAGAAGGCAGGGTGACCTGCCTTTTTACTTTTGCTATAATGATATTAAGTTATAAGGAGGTCTATAATGGCAACTTTTCAACCTTTAGGTAAAATTGAGCTTATCAGAAATGTTGATATAGACATCTCATATACGCATCAGTATTATTTCAGAAATAGTGATCAGCAGGAGACATTCTTTGAAAGCAAGGTTTTTCTCACTCTTGAGAACGGAACATATCAGAGGAAGAATATAAACACCATTCAGGTTCCCTACCAGGCTGATGAGATTGCTGACTGCAAGTATCTGAGATGGCAGAACAGGAACTATTCAACAAAATGGTACTATGCCTTTGTTACATCCATTGACTACATCAATCCCGGAGTATCGCAGATCAATTATGTACTTGATGTCTATCAGACATATCTGTTCAATATGGTATGGAAAGAATCTTTCGTTGAAAGAGAACATACGCAAAGATGGACCCAGGATGCACAGAGCAACACGATTCCAGTAATCAATACGGAACCGGAAGGCATGGAATACGGATCTGAATATCTTGTCCTTGAGGAAAAGGAGTTTGAACAGATCCCTGATGTAGGATGGATCGTATTTGGATCCACAAAGATAGGAAATTCAGGTGTAAGGAATATCGGAAACATCCCAACAGGCATCATCTATACTTTTGTACCTATATCAACCAATCAGAAAAGGATCATCACATTCACAAGCGGAGGCAGGACCATTCTTGATGCAGGAGAGGCACTCAGGCTGTTTGCGACAGATACAACGCTTGTCAATTCATTGTCTTCTGTTGTGTTCTATCCATTCCTTCCGATCAGAGGCATAACCTATACGGAAAGCGGAGATACGATTGATCTGACCTTTGATGCACCGATTACAACAGTAACGCTTACAGGAGGCCTGACTACAGGCAACTATGTATTCCGCTTTACCAGTCTTGTATCATCTGTAAATGATTTTATCGTTCCTGTGGACTTCACAGATGATCAGGAAATCTATGGAGGTTTCCCTTCCTATACGGAATCCAAACTGCTGATGTTCCCTTACTCATTTATGGAGCTGACTACCAAGCGGGGTGATTCCATGGTGGTCAAAATGGAATATCTGGCAGATCGTACAACAGGTAATCCTCTTAGAATAGGTGCCTTTGGAACGATATCATCCGTAAATAAGATGGTATATGCCCTGAGGAACTACATGTCAGATATTAACGGATACAACATGATAAACGGCCTTGCGGATTCATCAAATTCAAATCTGCCAATCACCGATGACTATACGGCATCCTACATGCAGGCAAATTCCAATTCATTGCGAGTAGCGGAATCAAACGCAAGGTATTCCGAGCTGACAAATCTGGACAATGCCTACAGGTCCTATGAGACAGCAATGTCAAAGAGATCGGCAGAAGGTGTAAAGGATATTGCAAGCGTGGCTGACAACACCATCACAGGCGGTCTGATGACAATTATAGGATCCCTGGTAGGTTCAGCAGGTATGATGGCCGGAGGTGCAGGAAGCATCGGTTCAGGCATAGCAGGTGCTGTCGGAGGCATTGCCGATTATATTCAGTCAGGTAAAGAAGCTACATCTGAATACTGGAACAGATACTATTCAGCTACCACAGACTATGGCAATGCTGTCGCATCGGTCATGGCCAAGAAAAACGATGCCAAGCAGATCCCTCCAACGTCCAAATCACTTGGCGGTGACTATCTGTTCAATATGGCCAATAACTGTGACAAGCTGTATCTGATCAGAAAGACCATCTATCCAGAATACGCAAACAAGCTGTCCGATTACTTCAAACAGTACGGCTACAAGGTCAACCGCCTTGAGGTTCCATCCTTCAGGACCAGGCAGTCATGGAACTACATCAAGATGACAGAACCTAATGTCTATGGCAATATACCTATGGATGATCTTATGCAGATCAGAGATATCTTTATTAAAGGTATTACTCTTTGGCATGGTGACTACATCGGTGACTATTCCAGAAGCAATAATGAAATTTAGGAGGTAAATAATGGGTAAAAAGACTAAGAGACAGGGCAGGTACATGACCAAGCCTTACTACACAAGGCTGTGGAAAATGAGACTTTCCGATCTTGCCTGCAACATGTTCCCATACAAGGGAATGCCTGATGAGATCAACATGAATGCCGTATCCAAGATGGTCATGCTTGGAGGCTATGCTATTTTCTTTAAGGATAAGGACCTGGACAAGTTCTTCTGCCTTGAAGGTGCTTTGACCGGGGTGGATCCTTATGGGTATCCAACCTATGCCAAGCCTATCAGCAAGAACGTATCGGAAGGTATCATCTTCCCTGAATTAAGAGTGGGAGAAGAATGCGTGATCATCTATGCCAATAAGGTCAGGAGCTCTGCCCTTCCTTATATTGCAGAGTATGCCGATAAACTGGCTGAGCTTGATGTTGCTCTCAAGATGAACACCAGGGCCATGAAGCATCCTCTGATGCTCAAGACTACAGAGCAGAAGAAGGAATCCATTGCAACGCTGATGGCACAGTATGATGATGATTATTATGTTGTATTCCCTGATCAGTCACTTCTGGACAACACCTCACTGCAGGTAATGGACTTCAAGGTATCCGCATCGGAGATCCTGAATCTTCAGAAGGAAAAGGAAACTGTGATCAATGAATTTTTCAATGTCTTTGGCATTTCCGGTTCTGTTGAGAAGAGAGAAAGAATGATCAGTGGTGAAATGAATGCCATGATGGAGCAGATTGCAGTAGGCAGAGAAATGTGGATGGCACCGCAAAGAGATGCCATTGAACGCATCAATAAAATGTTTGGCCTGAATGTCTCCATTGATATTCCAAAATATATGGATGAGAAGGAAGAGGCTGAAAAGAAGGAGGAAACCAATGAAGAGGAATAATATCATTGTCGGCCAGGGATATACCATTCCTGTCTGTTCCATTGTTGAGCAGATATGGATGGATGGACACCCTGATGAAGAATTTGATCAGCTTGAACCGCCTACATGGAAAGAAGGCCTGCAGAGGATTGAAGAGCAGATTGCCTATGCAAGACCGGAGATATTCTATTTTGACTATCCTTATTATGGTGATGAATCAGACAAGGAACATCTGGAGGAACACATACTTGAAACCTACTATACAAGGGATATCTGCTGTGATTCCATGATGCGGTGGGTCATGTATCTCAAGGACAGAATGCAGGACATTATGCCCAAGTACAAGGCCCTGTACGATGCTCAGATGAAGCTGATCGCATCAGACATCCTTGATCCATACCATCTTCAGGAAACAAAGGACCTTGTTTCAAACAAGAGTACGATCAAAACAAACGAGTCTGTTACAAGCGGTTCTTCAAAGTCAGATTCCATATCGGATTCAAATTCCATTTCCAATACGGATGGAGTGGACAACACTGTCAGCAAGGATGTGAATAAACAATCCAATACACCACAGGCAATGGCCTCTGCACTGGATTCAGGAGATGAGATCCAGCTTTCCTATCTGTCTGCCATGAACACCAACAAGAACACATCTGAAAATGACTACAACTCAAGCAGTTCATCTTCAGACAACTCAAAGACATTATCCAAGCGTGAAGATGATTCTTCCTATCAGTCTTCCGATACAGGATCAGAGAACAAGGTGGACAAGATCATCCGTGACATCAAGGGTAATCTTTCAAAGATGAACAATGCACAATTGGTAAAAGACTATCAGGATGTTATACTTAATATAGAAAAGATGATAACAGATGAACTGGCAGACCTGTTCTATCTGATGTACTAAAGGAGGTAAATATGGACAGATTTGATCCTTTTGCTAAATATGCGGATGTTTATGGGGATATCATCAACTGGGAAAAGGACCCCATGAACAAGCCACAGAATCAGAACAAATACTTCTTTTCCGATGGCAAGACCTACTATGAGCAGATTTGCAAGATGCTCAGGCTGATGTCTGTGTTCAAGGAAGCCTTCAATCAGATTTACAACAATGAGGATGAGATATCGGAAGCATGGGAGAATTTTGTAAACAATCTGTCTGCTTCTGTAGTGGAAGGCAGTGAACCGGATGTTACATTGACCTGGACCGATGATTCAGTCAATTTTGAATTTACAATGGTTCCGGGTGTTCCCGGTGAACAGGGTGTAGGCATTACATCCATTTCCTTCAATTCAGACTATACAATGACTATTACTTTAAGTGATGGGAATACCTATACCTCCATGTCACTTAAAGGTGAGACTGGCCCACAGGGCCCTCAAGGCGAGACAGGAAGCGGTTTGCAGATCCTGGATGTCTATGCTACTCTGGCTGATTTACAGTCAGCACATCCAACAGGACAGCCTGGAGATGCATACCAGGTAGGAAGTGCAGGAAACTATACCTTATACATCTGGTCCTCTTCTCAGTCGGCATGGGTTCCTGCAGGTTCTCTTGGTACAGTTTCACCATCAACTTCCAATCCGCTTATGGATGGAACCGCATCAGCAGGTTCTTCTAATCTCTATTCAAGAGGTGATCATGTGCATCCTTCTGATACATCAAGAGCATCCAAGGAAGAGCTTGATGCCTTGATCAAGACATCTCAGTCTCTGATTGATCAGAGCTTTACCTACAGAGAAAGCCCTGCCATTCAGGATGGACTGGCAAGGATTGATAAGATCAAAGGCAATACGCTTGTATGGGATCAGCTTGTGCCTAATGTTTCAGAAAGTGGTGAGTGGAATGGCTTAACACTAACAAACAATGGCGATGGTTCGCTCACAATTAACGGAACATATACAGGTGAATCTACAGGAAATTTGCCTATAACTTTGGATGAATTAACATTGCTGGCATCACACAAATATTTAATCAATTTGCATTCAACTGCACTTCCAACGTATAACATCAGAATTTCCACATCTGTGACGTTTGTTACATTAAATAGTAATGGTTGGAGAGTGGGGTCGCCAACAAGTGACAGAACAGGAAGACTTATTTATAGAATCCCTGCTGGCACTGTATTCAACAACATAACAATTACACCACAGGTATTTGATATAACCGCACTTGGCATTGATACTTTATCTGATAACGAGGTCTATCAGTGGTTCGCAAAATATTTCCCATTGCCTTATTACGCATATGAAAGCGGTAAGTTATTACCGTTTAACGGAACAGGGATAAAGACAACCAACGAAGATAGTTCAATTGAAGAAACCTTATCTTTACCTATATCTACATACTTCCCAACAGGAATGAAGAGTGCAGGAAGTGTGTATGATGAATTAACAGAGAGCAACGCTATTACTAGAATCGGTGAGGCGGATTTGGGGACGCTGACGTGGTCATATCAGAGCGGAAATGCTAGATTTCAGAGTTCTTCTCTTTCTGCAGTTATTAAGTTAAGCACGAGGAATTTTATTTCAACAAAATATGAGTATGGCAGTACCACATCCGTTGACCAAACAATGCAGATTGGAGCAAATGGCAACGTATATATCAGAGATTCTAACTATACTGATGCTACAGCTTTCAAAAACAGTTTGAACGGAGTCATGTTTCAGTATGAATTAGCAACACTAACAGAAACTGCTGTTGATCTTGACCTGAGCTTAAAGGCATACCTGGATGGCACAGAGCAGTTATTGCCTGTCAATGGTCCTGTTCCATCAACAAGCCCTATCATTGCCGATATGACCTATCTGAGCATTGATGATGCTATGGAATATATCCTTGATAAGCTTGCCAATGTTCCACAGAATACACAGCAGATCCTGGAATCTCTAGAGGATGATGTTGCTGATCTTCAGGAAGATGTGGGTGCTTTACAGCCTGCCGTATCTGGTCTTCAGACTTCTGTTGGTAACATCAACACCAATATTGGCCAGTTATCATCTACTGTAGCAGGGCATACGGCCTCCATTTCCGATATGCAGTCAGACATTACAGATTTGAATACGGATCTGGGTGATCTTAGTGATACAGTCGCAGATCATACTTCAAGGATCGGAACGCTTGAAAGCGGACTGTCTACTACCAATGGAAATGTGCAGAATCTTGAAACATCCGTTTCAGACCTTGATGATACAGTCACTGCACAGGGTACAACAGTTACTGCCCTTGACAGCATTATCCAGGATATTTCAAACAATCCTGTTGTTGGTTCCCTTGGTCAGCATGAATTAGGATTTGTAGTGGCCTCTGTTGAAGCTACACTTCCTGCCAATACCGGAACGATGGTAACCATTCCTAAACCAACCATTTTCCCTAACAACTATACGCCTCTGTTTATCGTCGGAATGAGTACAGGATCCTATAATGTTTCAATCTGTTCAATTCCATACACCTTTGGAAACGCTAATTCTGTCACCTGCAGAGTATGGAATCATGGCAGTCAGCAAACTACTCAAATAAGCGTATACATTCTGTGCATGAGACAGAGACAGTCACAGTAAGGAGGATATTATGAAAAACAATACTTATGATCTTCTGAAACGATGGGTATTACCTGTTCTGACAGGACTGGCAACGCTGGTCCTGACTGTAGGTGAGGCCTGGAGCATTCCCAACTACAAGGCCATTTCCATCACCTTTGGAGCATGTGCTACCTTCCTGGCATATGTGCTGAATGAAGCATCCAAGAGCTACATGAAGGACAAGACCATTATCACAATTGCGGATCCTGATGATTCCCATATCGGAGGCTGATATGCTTCAATGGATTCAGGCCCTGTCTCCTCTGTTCAGTGCCCTTATCGGTGTGGTCAGCTATGCAACACTGACCAACTACCGATTGGACCTTCTGGACAAGCAGGTATCGGAGATATCAACATTGAGGGCAGATGTAAACCAATTGGATAAAAGGGTAACCATCCTGGAGAACAATTCTCATGAGTAATCTTGATTTTAAGATCGTGATGCGAGCAGGCATCCCTGTTCCGGTTCTGATTGAGAAAAGGAAGGAAGAACCTAAAAAGGAAGAAAAGAAGAAAGGAAGGAAAAAGAAATGATGAATTTTACCTTTAAACTTGCCAATACAAGAGGCGATGATATCAAGCCTCCGATCTTTGTACAGGTGAAGGCAGAGGACCTGGCATCAGCCAAAACAAAAGTAGATGATATTATGGATCCTACCTACATCCATGGTTCTCTTGTATCTGCACAGGAGATCCCGGAGCTGGAAAGTGAATAAGATATATCTTACCTGCAGGATGAACATGAGAAGGACACCTTCTCTGAAAGGGGAAGTCATTGAGGTCAAGGAAAGAAATCAGATCATCCCTGTCCTTGACATGACGGAGGAAATTGACGGATATGTCTGGTTCCATGTTCCCGGTGGATACATTGCAAATGTTGAAGAGGTATTCCTTCATGCTGAGAGATATGAGACAGGAGACAATGAAAAGATCAGAAGCTTCATATCGGATGTGCTTGACAGTTCCCTGAAGGCTACATCAGAGACAGTCAATGAAATAAAGAAAGCCTTGGACAAGTTCTAAGGCTTCTTTTAAAGGAGGAATAGTATGGCATTTACACCACGATATACACAGCCTACAGCATCCGGATATTACGGATCCTGGAATACATATAACCGATTTGGATGGCTGTTTGCAGACAACGATTATGGAGGAAACTGTACAGGCTATGCCTATGGCAGAACATCTGAAATAGCAGGCAGAAATATCCATGATGATTTTTATATTACGCAGTCACCTGGAAACGGAAAAGACTGGATTTACAATTCATGGCCTGAATACACACATACATCAGGAGCAATTGATATACACCTTGGAGACATCCTTGTATGGGGAGGCGGTACCTATGGCCATGTTGAAGTAGTAGAAGCTATAAATGGAAATAAACTTACTGTTTCCTATTCAGTTTATGGAGAAACATACGGATCTTCAAGAGAATTTGGCATAAGGACAGTAGACTATCCTTCATGGGGATCCTATATGGGAGTCTGGACAGATAATGATGGCAATGATCATAATTATACAAACACCTTCATAGGATATATACATAATAAATACCTGGATGAACCAGGACCTGGACCTGGACCGGAAGAACCAACGATATATATTTCACCTGCTTCCTATACAAAGACAATGGGAGCAGAAGAAGATTATGTGGACTTCCCTTTCACGATCACGATTGAAGGGATCCCTGTTGGTGAATCCGCATCCGGAGGGAATACTTATCCTGGCCTTTCCAGAGTGGCCAATACAGGCTGGTCCTACAGTTCCTATACTGTAGATGACGTAATCTACCAGAGGGCCACAAAATCACAGACATTGCGTTATGAACGTGAATCAGATGGGGAATACAGCGTAACCAAGCACATGTATTTCAATCTGACATTCTCCAACGGATCCATCAGTTCCGATACAAGAATGGTGATCAATGTGGAAAAGAAAAAGCCTAAAGGAGTTCTCTTCCTGGAATGGGATGGAGCAACTGTCATGATCTTGTGATATAATATTAGTATATTCATTTAGAGCCTCCTAGGATCAAAAGAAAAGGTCACTTCTGTGGCCTTTTCTAATACTTGAACCAGGATATCACTTTCACTTTCTTTGAGAATCTGCAACGATTGAGAAATCTTCTGAAATCTTCATAAAATTCAAATTCCTTCTCAAACATCTGGTCTGTAAGCAGATTCAGGCATTTAATCTGGTACATTGTTTCCTCTTCTGTATCCAAGACTTCTGAGCCATGTTTCCATCTCTGCTTCATTGATGTCTACATCTTCATTCACAAGATTATTCCTTTTGAATAATTTAATGACCTGATCAATTTTCATCTTTCCTATTTCCCAGTTCAGGAACAGAAGCTTGTCAAACCTGGCTGATTCCTGCGTGGATAATAAGAGCCTCCTAATTTCCATATAACCTCCTAAATGACCTGCTTTACAACTGTAAGCTCAAGTTCTGCCTGCTGTTGCATATAATGCTTTGCTACATCTTCAGACAGGGCATCCCCTCCGCAATAGTAGTCAATCACATCACCATGCTTATCCACAGCAATTTTGTACTGTCTGCCCATAAGGCTGACCAATGTGGGAACATTATTTCTTTTCTCCACATGATCCAGAAGTTCCTGATATTTCACTTTCTGCCTCCCTTCTTAATTTGAACTGCAAATCTGCCACACTGCACAAGATAATCTGCATTCCCATTTTCCTGTCAAGCATCCGCATATAGTTATCTCTGTTGGTGGAATGCTCTACTTCCAGGATCTGATTTTTGATCATGGCTTTTACTTCATCAAGCAGTACGATCTTTGTGTTCAGTTCCTTTTCCAAAATACATTTACCTCCTGTTTCTTTTGAATTGTGGGTGGAAAATTCCGTTTAAGGCCTACTGATTCAGAAGTGCCCTTCTATTTCAATTGTAACATCTGATCACTAAAACATCCCTTCCTTTCTCAGCCTTCCGGTGTGGCTGACTTTTTAAAATTTGAATTTCTCCCAGCCAGTGCCGTCCACGGACCCGGGTGTGCCAAGTTAGCCTAGGCTAACTAGCAGACCCATCCATTCAGTGCTAAATAGTTGAAAGTTCAACTATCACTCTATGGTTGACTCTGCTAAATAGTTGAATGTTCAACTATCTGCCAGGATCCGGACAGGCTATCTGATCACCTCCAGCAGACCCACATATAAAAGCAGATCAGGACCGCCACCAGGCACAGCAGACCCCAATATATAACGATGCTTCTATATATGGCCTGCCTCCTGTCTTTCTGTCTCCGGGCCTCTTCTATGGCCTCTGCCCGGTCATTCTGCATGGCCTCATACTCTGTTAGAACGTTATGAAATACCGCCATAATAAGCCCCGGGCGGTCATATGTACTAATAGGCATCTTTAAAAGCTTACAATGATAATACATTAATTCATAATCGCTCAGGGCTTCTATATTTCTTTTAATAGCGTTGTACTGCCTGGCTTCTATGAGCTCATCAACCGGAGCCCCCAGGCCCTGCATGTATAGAAGCGTTTTATAATCTGGTGTTTTCATCTTTGGACCTCCTCACCTTGAAGCCCTCCACCTGGGCCATTTCTGGGCCATTTGGCAGGCTTTAAGGTAAGGCCAAGGATTGGCCTTGGCTTGCTATAATCCCAAATCTTTTAATAAATTGTTGAGGCTTACGGAAACTTTAACGGCTTCACTCCGGAGCAAAGTTTCTTCTTTTGCCTGCTTGTTGAGATAGTCAATAAGTGTTTTCAAATTGTCGCACATTTCCCAATTAACGGCCTTGTCTGTTAAGGTCTTATAATCTTTTGCGGTTTCATGCTTTCTCATTCTAAATAACCTCCCTATAAATTAAATATGATAATGTTTCGCATGCTTTATCTTCTGTGTATCTGTTTCTTTCTGCTTCTGTCTGGTTTAAGATGTTGCCCAGATCCTCCACCGCCTGACAAAGGAAGAAATCACCAAGGCCACGAGGCAGGCCGGAGAGCCAATTTTTAAAAGCCTCCTGTTTGTTCTGCCTGCGTTCATATTCTGATCTGTAAGCCTGAAAATAGAAACTTTCTTTAATGGCTTCTCTTGTCTCTTCCCAGGTTCTGCCCTGCTCTTCTGCTTCAAGGTTCCATGACTCCATGATGTAGCTTTTTAGATTTTCCTTTGCTTGTCTGCTGTTTGTTTTTAACATTGTTTAGCCTCCTGGTGAACTCTGCACCCTTAGGCCCTGGAGGCCTGCAAGCTTCCAAGGTCTAAGGCTGAAGCGGTCAGCCTTTCTTTTATTCTTCTGTATCGTTTGCCAGATCGTAATCCCTTATAATATGCTTCATGTTTTGCTCCAGGTCATATGATCCCATTGCCTTAGCTAATGCAAGTAAGAACTCTTCAGGGCCTAACTCTTCCGCGATCTCGTCGAACGCTTCCCACAGGTCTACATTGTCCATGTACTCATCATTGGCTAACATATTAATATAATTCATTTAATCACCCTGGCCTGCCTGATCTTGCAAGCCTTTCCCTTTCTACCTCTATACTATCATACTATAAGATGATATGCAATAGTTTAAACGCAAGTTATTAAATTTATCACTCTATAGTTGCGAGTGCTAAGGCCTGGGCCTTCTGCTGTCTGCTGATGAGTACAAGACAGCACGGCCCACAGGATCACCACAGGCCCGGCACCCTGTAGCCTGCCAGGCGGTGCCCTGCACCGGTGCCTAGTGGGTGGGAAATTTTTTTCCTATAACATCATCACATAATT